ATCGGCATTTAGAAAAGTCTATTACGATGAAAATCTTGGCAGGGCATGCTCCATGTTTGTCCCTGCTGAAGACTTTGTGGTCAGCTATGGCGCTGCTGATCTGGAGACAGCGGAACGTGCGACCCATGTAATGAAGAAATCCTCTAACGAGGTGCTGAAATTACAGCAAAAAGGGTTCTATCGGGACGTAGAGCTGCCTGCTCCGGCCCCAGATACCACGGAAATCGCAGCAAAATACAACAAATTGACCGGAGATCACCCAAATTACGAGGTAGATCAACGACATACGCTGCTTGAAATGATGGTCAACGTGGATTTGGCTGGATTTGAGGACTTGGTAGACGGTGAACCCACCGAGATTGGCCTGCCATACGTCATTACTGTTGACAAGTCATCCAATATAATCCTCTCGATCCGCCGAAACTGGCAGGAATCTGACGCTCTCAAGCTAAAGCGTCAACATTTCGTCCATTATCAGTATTTGCCCGGACTTGGCTTCTACGGATTCGGTCTAGTCCACATGATTGGTGGCCTAACCAAGTCAGCCACGTCTCTTTTACGCCAATTAGTTGACGCAGGAACGCTTGCCAACCTTCCGGGTGGTCTAAAATCCCGTGGATTGCGCATCAAGGGCGACGATTCGCCGATAATGCCCGGAGAATTCCGAGATGTAGACGTTCCCGGCGGTATTATCCGCGATAACATCACATTTCTGCCGTATAAAGAGCCATCTTCTGTTCTATATCAGATGCTTCAGGAGATTGTGCAGGATGGTAGACGATTTGCCTCTGCTGCTGACGTAAAAGCTTCAGATATCAACGGCGAAGCGCCTGTAGGCACGACTCTAGCGCTACTAGAGCGCGAGATGAAGGTTCTCAGCGCTGTTCAGGCGCGTGTTCATGCGTCGATGAAGGAAGAATTGCAGATTCTCTGCGATATTGTGGCGGATTACGGGCCAACCGAGTACCCCTACGACACCGCAGAGAACGCTTTAACGGCAGAAGACTTCGATGACAGGGTAGACATCATACCTGTAAGCGATCCTAACGCTGGCACGATGGCACAAAGGATCATGCAGTATCAGGCTGCGCTACAGTTGGCGGCTCAAGCGCCTCAGATGTACAACCTGCCGCTTCTGCACAGGCAGATGCTTGAGGTTCTGGGCATCAGAGACGCAACCAAGATCATACCTAACGAGGATGATATCGCGCCTACCGATCCTGTGTCTGAGAACATGCTTGCCATCACGGGAGAGCCGATCAAAGCGTTTGCCTACCAAGACCATGAGGCACACCTTGCGGTGCATCTGGCGGCTCTCAACGATCCTAATATCGCCGAGATGCTTGCTAATGCGCCAGACGGCGGCATTAAGATGGCTGCTTTGAACGCACATATCGCACAGCATGTGGCGTTCCAGTACAGGAACAATATCCAGAAGGAGCTGGGTGCGGCGTTACCGCCATTCGATTCCACGCTACCAGAAGATATCGAATACAGGCTGTCTCAGCTTGTGGTTCCTGCTGCTGAGCAGTTAACAGGAAAAGCACAGCAGGAGGCAGCAGCAGCTCAGGCAATGGCTGCGGCAGAAGACCCAGTGCTTCAGCTCCAGAAAGCAGAGCTTGATATCGAGGCATCCAAAGTTGCTGCGAAGACTCAGGTCGATATGGCCCGTATACAGGCTGATCTGGCGAAGGCGGCGGCTAAAGATGATCTGGAGCGTGAGAAGATGGACGCTGACCAGAGAGTGGAGGGTGCTAGGCTGGGCGTGAAGATTGCTGAGACCAACACCAAGGACGAGTTAGAGTCTGCCAAGATTGCATCTAAAGATCAGGTTGAGGGCGCTAAGCTGGGTGTTCAGATCGCCAGAGAACTCATGATCGACGATAGACAAATTGAAGTTGAAGAAATGATAAATAAGAGGGATACTACGCGCGAAAAGATGATTGACGAAAGAGAGCGCGATGAGTGATAAGTTCGCAGATACAAACTTAGAGTTTTTGCGAGAGAAAATACGAATCATTATGAACGACACAGCAGATCACGTTAGTGGAGGCAGTTGTCGTAATATGGAAGAATACTCCAAGTGCGTAGGCATCATCGAAGGTCTGGCACTGGCTGAAAGAGAAGTTCTTGATTTAGACAAGAGAATCTCTGAAAACTAATCTCCGCGTCGTGCGGTGGCGTGACTCTGGACACTAATCCAGTGGGAAAACCTAATGACTGAAGCATTAGCAGAAGTGAAATCCGTTGGGGTAGAGACCAACGACGAGCCACGGGTAGCTCTGAAAATACCTGAACCGAAGGGTTACAAAATTCTTGTTGCAATGCCGCAAGCTGACGCAAAGACAAAAGGCGGCATACTTAAAACGCAATCTACACGCGAAGTGGAGGAAGTTGGCTCTATCGTAGGTACTGTGGTTGCTCTGGGGCCGGATGCTTATGCTGATAAGTCTCGGTTCCCAAGTGGGCCTTACTGCAAGGTAGAAGATTGTATTTTGATGAGATCGTATTCCGGCACTAGGTTTAAGGTGCAGAAAGACGATATATGGCAAGAGTTTCGTTTAATCAACGACGACAGCGTAGAAGCTGTGGTAGAAGACCCAAGGTGGATACGAAAAGTATGAGCGAAGTAGAGCAAACCTCAAGCGAAGATAAGTTCTTCGGAGTTAAAAAACGAATCGGTGACGTAAACGCCGCAGAATCGTCTGACAAGCCAGAGATCGAAGTTGAGATTGTGGATGACGCTCCCGCTCAACAAGAGACTCAAACCACTGAACAAACCCCTAAATATAGCGAAGACCCGACAGACGAGGAGTTAAGCAGCTATACGCAGGGTGTTCAGAAACGCATCAATCAACTGACTGCTCGAAATAAAGATGATAAGCGAAAGCTTGTTGAAGCAACGAGGGTAAAGGATGAGGCAATAAGGATTGCCCAGTTGCAACGCGCCAAGATTCAAGAATACGAGAAGCTGCTTCCGCAGGCTCAGGCGTCAATCATCCAGAGCAATAAAGGCAAGGCGCAAGCTGAGCTGAGTAGTGCTGAGCGAGAGTTGAAGAAGGCCCACGAAGAGGGTGATGCAGAAAAACTGGTTGAGAGTCAGAAAATGCTTGCTGCTGCTCAAGCCAAAATTTTGGAGATGGAGAACAGAGAAGCGGCTCTGAAGCAAACCATAAAATCTCAACAACAGAAGCAAGAGGCAGAGCCACCACCGCAACAGCCTGCCCAAGAAGAGCAGCAAAAGATACACCCTAAGATAGAAGAATACATAAGAGAAAATCCGTGGTTCATAGACGCAGCTCGCCGAGCAGAGGGTAATTTTACCGATCTGGAAGCAGAGATGACTGGTCTAGCTGCAACTATGGATACCATATTGAGTCAAAGAGGTATCACACCGGAGACTGATCCAGACACCTACTTTGCAACGATAAATCAAAAAATGCGACAGCGTTTTCCTGACTATAAAGGTTTTGCGTCAAGTCAGGATGAGCAGGAGGATCGTAGCACTCCGCAACGCCAACGCAGCAACACCGCCGTGGTAGCCCCAACTTCCTCACGGAACAATGGAGCAAAGACACGAAAAATCCAGCTTACGCCAACTATGCTTGCCACCGCGAAGCAAGTAGGAGTTACACCCGAACAATACGCTGCTGAGTTAATGCAGTTGGAGGGCAAAATATGAACGAAGAGTTCAATCGCGCACCTCGTGACATTGAATCACGGGAACAGGAAATGAGGCCGACTGACACATGGAAGCCAGCCTCGTCTTTACCTGTGCCTAACAAGAGAGAAGGTTTGTCCCATCGTTGGATCAGAACTTCTATGCTTGGACAGGCAGACAATACAAACGTGTCTCAAAAGATGAGAGAGGGATGGGTTCCGGTTAAAGCAATCGATTACCCTGAAATCGACTATTTGCCTGATGTTGGCAGTCGTTACCCTGATAATATTGAATACGGTGGATTGTTGTTGTGTGCTATTCCCAGTGAACAACTAGACAAGCGTAATAAGTATTATAGTGAAATGGCTGTAAACCAGATGACGGCGGTTGATAACTCGTATCTTTCAGACCAAGACCCTCGCATGAGTAAGTTTCAAGAGAACTCATCGAGGACAACTTTTGGCAGAAGATAACCTGTAAAGGATTGTCTTCTTAACTGAGGACTTCGATATGGCTGCTACAGCTACTCCTATGGGAGCGGAGCCAGTAGGCGGATTATCCGCTTGCGGTTCTTTCTCTGGTAAAGTTCGTCACATCAAGATTGCCAGCGGCTACGGCACTGCAATTTTCTATGGCGATTTCGTTAAGCTCGTGAGTTCTGGTACTGTTGAAAAAGATACTGGTACTGCCACGATGACTCCGGTTGGTATTTTCATGGGTTGTTTCTACACTGACCCCGGAACTAACCAGCCCACTTTCAACCAAACCTATCCTGCCTCTACAGCAGCAGATGACATCATGGCCTATGTCCTAGATGACCCTGATTGCGTTTTCCGTATGCAGGGCGATGGTGCTTTGGCGCAGACAACTCTTGGCAACAATGTCGGAGTTATTCAGACTGCGGGTTCTACTTCAATCGGACGCAGCAAGAATGCAGTTGATGCAAGCACTGCTGCTACCACCAACACTCTACCTCTCAGGATTCTTGAGTTTGTTGATGGCCCCGATAGCGAAGTAGGTGATGCTTTCACCGATGTGTTGCTTACATACAATGCTGGTATGCACTTGTATCGTAACGCGACTGGCGTATAAGGAGGCTAAGAAATGGCTATATCAAGAGCCCAAATGCTCAAAGAGCTACTTCCGGGTCTTAACGCCCTGTTTGGCTTAGAGTATGCAAAGTACGAAGACGAAGATAAGATGATCTATGAGACAGAGACATCTGATCGTTCGTTTGAAGAAGAGGTGAAGCTGAGTGGTTTTGGCGCTGCGCCTGTGAAGCCCGAAGGCTCTGCAATCAATTATGATTCAGCGCAAGAGGCTTTCACTGCACGTTACACTCACGAGACCGTGGCACAAGGCTTTGCCATCACTGAGGAAGCAATGGAGGATAACCTCTACGCTTCACTCTCTCAGCGATACACCAAAGCACTGGCACGAGCAATGGCTTACACCAAGCAAGTCAAAGCTGCCTTCCCTTTGAACAACGGATTCACTAACGCCTTTCAATCTGGTGATGGTGTTAACTTGTTCACAGCAGTGGGAGACGGCGTGACTGGAGGTGGTGGTCATCCTCTCGTAAATGGTGGTTTCAACTCAAACCGTCCTGCTACAGCAGCCGACCTGAACGAAACCTCTCTGGAAGATGCAATTATTCAAATTGCAGGCTACACAGATGAGCGTGGACTTCTAATCGCTGCTCGACCACGACGATTGATCGTTCCACCTAACCTGATGTTTGTGGCAACCAGAATCCTAGATTCTGAGCTGCGTGTCAGCACTGCTGATAATGACATCAACGCAATTAAGAACAACGGTTCTATCCCAGAGGGATATGCTGTCAATCACTATCTGACTGACACTAATGCCTTCTACATCATTACCGATGTTCCTAACGGCATGAAGCACTTCGAGCGTACTCCGCTTGAGACTTCAATGGATGGTGATTTCGACACAGGTAACGTGCGCTACAAGGCGCGTGAGCGTTACAGCTTCGGTGTCTCCGATCCTTTGGGAATCTTTGGCTCGCCCGGTTCTTCGTAACCTAACTGCCAAGACGGCTCTGTCAGGCCACTGACCTCGCAACTCCGGGTCTGGCAGAGCCACCCTTTCTTACTTACCCTGACTGCATAGCAGACACTAGCCCCGACAGGAGTAACACATGGCTACTACTACCTTTTCTGGCCCTATAAAGACCGGAACCATCCGAGATACCACTGGCACAACCGTTGGCACTAATGTGTCAAATGTGGGTTCTGTCGTTATGGCGCAATCCGCTATCCCAAATATCACGGGCGCAAGCCAGCTTAATCAGAGAATGGCGATAGTACCCGCCAACTCTCAAATCGTTGATGTCATATTGAACGTGACTACTGCTGGTGATGACAGTGGAGCGGCGACTATCTCAGTCGGAACTGCCGCAGACGCAAACGCTTTCCTAGACGGAATCAATACTAAAGCTCTTGGTACGACTCATGGAACATTAGATACAGAAGCTACCAATGTTGGTACAACTGACCTAGAGGTTTTGGCTGATTTTACCGGAGCGTCTGGTGACGGCACAGCAGGCGTTGCAACCGTTACGGTTATGTACATTCAGAACAATAACCTTTCATAGAATATAAAGCGGGGCTTGCCCCGTTTTTTATTTGGAGCTTCCTATGGCAGATGCACTAACGAGCCAAGTGATTGAGGACGGCCCACGAAATGCTGTTCTAAAGTTCACTAATGTAAGTGATGGCACTGGGCAAAGCCTAGCCACACTGGTAGATGTCTCTACGTTAAGCAGCGACCCGATAACGGGTCAGGCATGTAACGGAGTCGTACTACAATCAATTATATATTCCTGTGTTGGTATGGGTGTGGAGTTGTTTTACGATGCGACTACAAACATGCCCCTTCTTAATCTTAATTCGGACTTTTCTGATCAGTTAGACTTTGGCCCGACTGGCATTCCGAATAACGCAGGCAGTGGCAAGACGGGTGATATTCTTGTTACGACTAGCGGTGCTAGTAACAACGATACTTATTTTTTGATGCTGTCTTTGACCAAGACATACGTTACTGCTTAGGGGTTTCACGATGGCTAAATTAGAAGTGTTCCAGAACGGTAACTTCAGCAACGGAGACCCCGTTTATCAGATTGGTAAGAAAAATTCTGAAGGCGGCTTTGACGTTGAGGTGTTTGACCTTATGTCAGAGGCAGAGGCAAAAGCTAAGCTGAAAACAATGGGCGGCACAAAAGCTGAGAAGCCTGTTGTCGAAGACCCAGTTGAGACCACTCTCAACGAACTTAGTAAGATGACAAAGCTTCAGCTTGAAGAATTTGCCAGAGAGTTCGGCGTTGAGCTAGACAGACGAGAAAAGAAAAACGAGCTGGTTAATCAAGCTTACGAGGCTCAGTTTGATGGCTAGGAACTATCGTTCTGAATATGCCAAATATCACTCTCGTCCAGAGCAAAAGAAAAACCGTGCCGCCAGAAATGCGGCGAGAAATAAAATGCTCGCAAACGGCAAGGTGAAGAAAGGCGATGGCTTGGATGTACATCACCGAGATGGAAACCCTAGAAACAACAAAGCCTCTAATCTTAATGCGGTTCCAAGGAGTCTTAATCGAATGATTAACAAATCTTCTGGTGGCCGTATACGAGGCTCTGGTAAAGCAGTTCAGGGCATCAGGATGCACAAAGAGATTTAGCATGGCTACAAAGAAAGCCCGTTCTACAAAAAGCAAAGGCATGGGGATTAAGACCTCAGTCAAGTCAGGCAACTTTCGAGCGACAAAGAAAGGTGCTGGCATGACAGAGAAAGGCGTCAAAGCCTATCGAAAGGCAAACCCCGGAAGCAAGTTAAAGACGGCGGTTACAGAAAAGAACCCGTCTAAAGCGGATGCTAAGCGTAGAAAGTCATTTTGCGCACGGTCTGCTGGTCAGATGAAAAAGTTTCCTAAAGCGGCAAAGAATCCTAATAGTAGATTGCGTCAAGCTCGCAAGCGTTGGAGGTGCTAATGAAGGGGCAAAAAAAAGTTGATTACGTCATGGGTGAGTTTAAGGACGGAAAGCTAAAGTCCAGCTCAGGCAAAAAAGTGACAGACAGAAACCAAGCGATGGCTATTGCGCTTAGCGAAGCGGGTATAAGCAAGAAGATGTTTTCCGGCGGCAGGGCAGGTGATGGTCGTGTGGTTCAGGGATTTACTAAAGGCAGAATCGTCTGATGGCAACAAGCGGAACCACGACATTTAATTTAGACCTTGGCGATATAATGGAAGAGGCTTACGAGCGTTGCGGTCTTGAGCTGCGCTCTGGCTTTGATTATCGGACTGCGAGAAGAAGCTTAAATCTTCTTATGCTGGATTGGCAGAATCGAGGTCTTAATCTGTGGACAGTTAAGAACGCGAGTCAAACCTTGACTGCGGGAACAGGAGCATATCCGCTGACCTCAGAGAAGCTTGATGTCATAGAGGGTGTTCTCAGAACAGATGCTGGTGACGTTACCAAGCAGACTGATCTCACCATGCAGCGTATATCTATATCTCAATATTCGCATCAGACAAATAAACTGCTGCAAGGCAGACCCATCCAGTATTACATTGAAAGAGCGCCTTCAGGTTTGACGGTGAATGTTTGGCCTGTCCCAGATGCGGCTCAGACCTACACGTTTAACTATTACTACATGGAGCGCATAGAGGATGTAGGTTCTCCTGCATCTCTGAATATGGATGTGCCTGCTAGGTTTCTTCCCTGTTTGACGGCTGGCCTTGCCTACATGATTGCGGTTAAGAGAGCAGAAGCGGCCTCACGTCTTCCGTTTCTTAAAGAGAACTACGAAGAGCAGTGGAATATGGCTGCTGACTCAGCACGAGAGAAAGCATCTTTGTATGTTGTTCCCGGCGGATACCAATATTTATGAGCAGCTTCGCCAGTGGAAAACATGCTTTTGGCTTCTGTGACCGTACAGGATTTCGTTACAAGCTGAAGGACTTAGTTCCTCAGATAGAGGCTGGCAGACCAAACGGGATGCTGGTGGGCAGGGACGTTCTTGATAAGGACAATCCGCAGTGGCGTTTGGGCATGATAAACATGTCTGACCCACAGGCTCTGCGCAATCCTCGACCAGATGGAGGTTATGACCAAAGTCGAGAGCTTTCGGCTTTCGATCCAGTTGGCGGGGGAAACACGGCGTTAGGTAGCCGAACCGTTGGTCTTGACATGTCAGGACATGTGGGCCGAGTTGAAATACAAATTATCCAACCGGATTCCACAGCCACTTTGTCTGGTGTGGTCGGCACAACTAATTTAGGGAATGTCAGTGTCGAAACAGGAGAGGTTGACGTTAGTGTGTCAGTTACTGGAGTTAGCTCTACGGCTGCTACTGGTTCTATTACACCTGTGTCTGACACTTTTGCAATCACTGTTGCAAACCCCGGAAGCGGAAATAAATACTATATAGATGGTGTACAGCAAGCTACGGTGAGCATTACCGAAGGTAACACTTACAGGTTTGATCAGTCTGATTCGAGCAACAGTGGTCATCCTTTGAGATTTTCGACAACAAGCAACGGAACGTGGGGTGGTGGTTCAGAGTACACCACGGGTGTTGTTACGGCGGGAACTCCGGGCAGCTCAGGAGCTTACACGCAGATCACTGTGGCTATAGGAGCGCCTACTCTTTACTACTATTGTACGAATCATTCAGGCATGGGAGGTCAGGCAAATACGCCTAGTTAATTATGGCTGTTCGCAAAGTAACTAAGAAAAAGGTTGTGAAAAAGAAGGCGGCTCCAAAGAAGACGGTTGCCATGAAGTCTGGCGGTAAGAGCAAGTCTCGCGTTAATGAGGCGGGTAACTACACTAAACCGACTATGAGAAAGAACTTGTTTAACAAGATTAAGGCTGGGTCACGCGGGGGCAAACCCGGACAATGGTCGGCTAGGAAGGCTCAATTGCTGGCATCAGAGTACAAAAAGAAGGGTGGCGGATACAAGTAATGGCGGTCAGAAAAAGAGACCCGCTGAAAGGAACAGGTAAAAAGCCGAAAGGCTCTGGCAGAAGGTTATACACAGACGAAAACCCCAAAGATACTGTGGGTATCAAGTATGCGACACCAGCAGATGCTAGAGCTACTGTAGCTAAAGTAAATAAGATCAAGAAGCCCTTTGCTAGAAAGATTCAAATACTGACTGTCATGGAACAGAGAAGTAAAGTGGCAGGCAAAAAGCAGCAGCAGCAAATTGCAAAGCAAGCTAAAGAGAGATTAAGGAAAAGGCATGGCGCTAAAAAAGTCGCAAAAAAGTCTTAAAAACTGGACTTCACAGAAATGGAGAACTAAGTCTGGCAAGCCAAGCGCAAAGACTGGAGAGCGGTATCTTCCTGAGAAAGCCATTAAGTCATTAAGTGCTAAAGAATATGCCGCGACAACTAGGAAGAAGCGTAAGGACACCAAGGCTGGCAAACAATTTTCAGCCCAGCCCAAGAAGGTAGCTAAGAAAACAAAGAGATATCGATAATGGCATTTACGTTTACAACGCTAAAGACAGCTATACAAGATTATCTGGAGTCTAGCGAGACAACCTTCGTTAACAACCTGCCTCTAATAATCACTCAGGCAGAGCAAAGAATACTCAGGGGCGTCCAGATACCTGATCTGCGTAGGAATCAAACTGGAACCCTGAGTCAGGGTAATGCTTATCTTACGATGCCCGACAACTTTCTGGCGTCTTACTCTCTTGCTATCGATAACAGCGGTTCTCAATTCTTAGTTTTCAAAGATGTAAACTTCATGCGCGAGGCATATCCTGTCGAATCAACTCAGGGAGTGCCAAAGTATTACAGTATATTCGATGACACGAGGTTTATTATCGGGCCAACACCAGATGCTAACTATGCGGTTGAGCTGCACTATATGTACGAACCTGAGTCAATAACCACAGCCGCAAGCGGCACAAGCTGGCTAGGCTCTAACGCTGAGAACGCTTTGCTGTATAGCTGCTTAGTTGAAGGCTACACCTTCCTGAAGGGAGATGGGCCTCAGATGGAGTTCTATCTTTCCAAGTATGAGGATGCTGTTTTGAGATTGAAGTCGCTTGGCGAAGGCTATGACACTACGGATAGCTACAGGTCTGGCGCAGTGAGGAGCTTGAGAGTCTGATGTTTACTGTAGATATACAGTCAAGCGTAGGTCAGGTTGGAGTAGAGACTACGAGTAATCGTGGGTTTACTCCAGAAGAGGTAGCGGCAGATTGCGCTAACAGGATTATTTCAATATCAGCAACGGCTGATCCGGTTTTGCGACAGCAAGCAGAGGCATTTAAGTCGGGCATAGAAAAGATTGTTTTGCACTACATGAAGCAGGCAGCAAGAAGCGAAAGAACCAACATATATAACGTACTACTCAACGCCGGAGAAAGTTCTTTGGCTGAACATATAAGGAGGCTTTAATGGCTTTTTCAGGCAATTTCATGTGTACCAGCTTCAAGAAAGAATTGATGACTGCTACGCATAATTTCACCAACAGTACAGGCAATACGTTCAAACTAGCGTTGTATGATAACAATGCCAGCTTTAACGCCTCTACTACGGCGTACACAACTTCTAACGAGATATCTGGTACTGGCTATAGTGCGGGGGGTGGCACGTTGACTAACGTCACACCTACTACTGGTGGCACTACAGCTTTTACTGATTTTGCTGATCTCACGTTCAGCACAGCTACAATAACCGCAAGGGGCGCGTTGATTTACAACGACACCGCTTCTGGTGACCCCAGCGTGGTGGTATTGGACTTTGGTGGAGACAAGACCTCTACTGCTGGTGACTTCAAGATTGTTATGCCAACTGCTGATCAAAACAATGCGTTGATTAGGATCGCCTAATGTCCGGTGTGGGTTGGGGCCGTGCTGCTTGGGGTGATGGTAGCTGGGGCGAAGATACAACCCAAATCGTAGTAATAGGTGGTTGGGGTCGTGGAGCGTGGGGTGATGGCGCTTGGGGCCGATCATTAGGCTTAGAGGCCACTGGTCAGGTAGGAACGGTTGCGGCAGGTATCGTTGCTGGAGCCACAGTAAATCTGACAGGTCTTGAAGCTACAGGTGTAGTTGGGTCAGCTCAGGTTCTGGCTCCGGGCCAAGTGGCGGTAAGCAGTGTTGTAGCCACAGCCTCTGTCGGCAGTGTTGTTGTTCATCACAACGCGCAGGTAACAGCAACAGGCGTAACCGCAACAGGCGGTGTTGGCACTACTGGAGTACAGCAAACCACTGGTGTCTTTCCTACAGGTGTAGCAGCGACATCCGCAATCGGCTCTGGTTTCAGCGTTGTTGCTCCTGCTAACATCTCACCAACAGGGTTGCAGGCAACTTCTACGCTTGGCACGGTTGGCGTTGAGTTAGTCCTAGAAATCAATCTTACAGGCGTAAGTTCTACGTCTTCTGTTGGGTCAGTAGCCCCTGCTGCCGGAAGTTCGATAAGCGTAAATGGCATACAGGTCACTGGTCAGGTGGGCAGAGTGCTTATCTGGCAGGATGTTGATCCATCACAGAATCCAAACTGGATTAACCTGCTCCCTTCACAAACTCCGAATTGGGTGGACATACCCTGATTGAGGTAAAACATGGCAACTTATACAAATGATTTAAGGCTGAAAGAAATAGCCACAGGTGATGAGTCCGGTACTTGGGGTACATCCACTAATACTAACTTGTCACTAGTAGCAGATGCGTTCAGCCAAGGCACGAAACAGATGTCTTCGGATGCTGATGAAACCTTCACTATGCCTGATGGCTCTGCTGACGGCTCTCGTTCTCTGTATCTGAAGATAACTTCTGCAACCTCGCTCAGCACCACGAGAACCATAACACTTGGGCCGAATACTGTATCCAAGGTCTGGATGATTGAGAATGCAACCTCTGGCAGTCAGAGCATTATTATTAAACAGGGTTCTGGAGCTACGGTAACCATACCTACCGGAACAAAGAAGTATGTGTATTCAGATGGAGCTGGTGCGGGTGCTGCGGTTTTTGATGCAAACTTCACCGAAGCTGGAGGCGGAACGGTCACTTCTGTTCAGGTGTCTGGAGGAAGCACAGGTCTGACAGCCTCTGGTGGCCCTATTACCTCGTCTGGAACAATCACCCTAGCGGGTACGCTAGGCACAGGAAATGGCGGTACAGGCTCCACAGCTACCGCATATTGCAATCTGGCAAGTAACGTAACAGGAACTCTGCCTACCGCTAACGGCGGCACGGGAAGCTCTGCTACTCAGTATTGCAACCTAACTACAAACGTCACCGGAGTTTTGCCCTTTGCCAATGGCGGCTCTGGCGCGATAGTCCCTCTCCTGAAGGGCGTCAACTATACAGCGAGTAACAGGGATTACGTTGTGGTAACAGCCGCAAGCGTTACCATCACTCTACCCGCTGGCCCTTCTGCTGGAGATGTCGTTGTTATCAAGGACGGCACAGGTGCTGCTGCTACCAGTAGTTTCACGGTAGGCAGGAACAGTTCAAACATAGCATCAAGCGCAAGCGACCTGACCTTCGACAAGAACTTCGCTGAGATCGTGATGACCTACATCAACGGCACTATAGGCTGGAGCGTCTAATGAGTAATCTTTCTGATCTGCTGCCCAGCGGTGGTGGGCAGAACATTGTTGATTTTGTTGCTGACGGTTCTATAAGCAGCGGCCAAGCGGTTGCTCTGACCAGTGCAGGTAAGGTTAAGGCGATAAGTGCTACAGGAAACGCTGCTCAGTTGCCGCTTGGCTCTATAAACGAGTTTGACACCAACGCAAACAAATCTTATGGGACAGATATCCAATTTGATCCTCATAATTCCAATCGAGTAGGCGTAGCGTTCAAAAACGGTAGTAGTTATCCAGCTTTTATTTTAGGGACTATAAGCGAGGCAGGGGTAATTACATTCGGAACAGCAGTCGTTGTCGATAGCGTTGCGTCTAATACTGGTGTTTGTTTCGCATTTGACCCACTTAATGCAGATAAAATAGTAATTATTTATTATTACCCGACAATCGGCATTCGAGCCAAAGTAGGAACTCTTTCTGGAACCAGTTCTTCTTTCGGCAGTGCCGATACGCTTTATTCTAGGAGCACTTCTTTTACGGATGACAAGACCATACGACCGGGAAGAATTGCTTTTGACCTATCAAAAACAAGCACTCCAACCTTTGGTTGTATCTTATACAGGCAGGGTGACTCCAGTATGGCGTTTCACTGCGGGACATACTCTGGAACTAGCATATCCGCTGGTAATAAGGTCAATTATTCCGCAAATCTATCTGTAAATATGGGCGTTGATTGTAATTCTGATGGGACATTTGTAATCGGCGTAAGAGGAGCCAGCAACCTTTATGTGCAAGTTATCACAGCAGGCATCTCTGGAGTCACACCGTCTTTAAGCTCCGTGCAGACTGTAAAATCAGCAGAGGGTGGAGATGGATACTTCGTGACATTCGATCCGAATAATAAACTCAAATGTGCAATAGCTTACGAAATATCGAGTGTTGGTAAATGTCAAATAATTACGTTAAGTGGCACGGGTAGCAGTGCTACGATAACTGCTGGAACTGAGGCTACTTACTACAATGGCAATGTTTCAGAAAGTCGTCGTTTTGTGTTCGATAAAAATGCGTCCAATGGGTCGTTACTGGTGGGCTACGTTGAAGATGCCACTACCGATTTGTATGTAGCGGTAGGCACTTACGATGACAGCGATACCAACAACACAATAACTTTTACGGCCAATACATTGATGCACGACAACTCGGCGGCTGGATACCCGCAACAACCTTTTTTCAACGGCGGCACTTCTTCTGGTTATGTGGGGTTTGTATTTGTATTAGACAGCGACAATGACGGACAAGTACAGCTTGGTCAGTTCGCAAGTGGCAACGTAGCTGATTTTATTGGTCTAGCAGACGCTGCAATATCAGATACCGCAACAGGCAAGATTAACGTCAAGGGCAGCATCAACAGCAAGCAGTCTTCACTGACTATTGGCTCTGATTACTACGTTCAAAACGATGGCAGTATTTCTACCACCAGCACAAGCCCAGCGGTAAAGATAGGACGGGCTGTCACTGCCACAACAATTAACATGATGGATTTGACATGACAAATCTAAGCGATCTTTTACCAGCAGGTGCGGCCAGTAAGCAGCTAAATTTCGTTGCCACAGGTGCTATCAGCAATGGTCAGGCTGTTGCGTTAAAGTCTGATGGCACAGTTTCCGCCATTACTGGGCCTACAGGTGCGGAGGCCACATTTGAGTCAGCCGAATGCGAAAACATAGATTCAGCTTTTGATCCAGACACAGGCAAGATTGTTGTGGCGTATCAGGACGTGGGCGACAGTAATAAAGGTAAGGCTGTCGTTGGGACGGTTAGTGGTACCACAATAAGTTTTGGGAGTGAGACCACTTTTAGCGGTTCTTCGGACGGCAGAAAGCCTAAATGTATTTATGACACAAATTCCAACAAAATGGTTATTTTGTACTGGGATAATGCCAATGACAAAGTATACGCTATCGTTGGAACGGTGAGTGGAACATCAATTAGCTTTGGTTCAGCACATCAAATTAACAACGCTGATACTAACTACATATCGGGAGCGTTCGACCCAGACACTAATAAAGTTATAGCCGTTTTTACAGATGCGGGTAATAGCTATTATGGAACGGCTATACCTTTAACAGTAAGTGGGACAAGCATAAGCGGAACCACAAAAACTGTTTTTAACAGCGCAAGTAGTTCTTATCTGTCAGCCGTTTATGATACCTCTGCTGACCGACTGTTAGTTGCTTATGGTAACAATGGCGATTCTGGTCACGGATACGCCATAGCAGGTGAATTGTCAGGCAGTTCGTACACTTTCGGTTCCGCTGTTGAGTTTGAAGGCGCACAAATTGAAGAAGCAAATGCAGTATTTGACACAACGAACAATAAAACCTTAGTGGTTTACAAAGACCAAGGGAACTCAGGTGCGGTCACTGGTTGTGTTATTTCTCTAAGTGGATCGACTGTCAGCGCAGGAACTCCTGTCGTAATTAGTGCTGTGCCTATAGGGGATAGAATAGCTTTAGGTTACAACCCTGATACGGGAAAAATACTTGTGGTGTGGAAAAGCAGTTCCACCTATGGAGGGCTGGCTAACGAGGTGGCGATAAGTGGCACAAGCCTAACACCCGGAACAGATGTGCAAGTGATGGCTATCACTAGCGAAGAGTTTAGATTTCCATCAGTGACTTACGACACTGCTGCGGATCAATATGCCATATTTTTCTCGGACGATGATGCTAATACAGGCAATGGTTTTGTGTATACAGGAGGGCCATCGAACACGAGCTTTTTAGGCATAGCAGACGCAGCCATATCCAATGGAGCAAGCGGCAAGATCACGATGAAGGGCGGTGTGGCGACTAACAGTCAGTTGTTGCCTTTGGCTTATACAGGATCACTAGGCTCTGCGGCTGTTTACGAGTCTGCCCAAGCAGAATATCAGGGTATGGCCTTTGACAGCAGTAATAACAGAGTGGTGGTTGCCTACAAAGATGACGGTAACTCTAGTCACGGAACCGCTGCGGTGGGCACTGTGTCCGGCACAGGTATTACTTGGGGTACTCCGGTTGTATTCGAGGCTGCTTCAACCAGCTATGTTGCTGTGACTTTTGACTCTTCAAACAACAAAATAGTTATAGCTTATTCTGATGTGGGAAACTCTGAACACGGCACAGCAATCGTAGGCACAGTTTCTGGAACTTCCATATCCTTTGGCTCCCCTGTGGTTTTTGCAGCAGCCGCCACTACTCTTATAGACGCTACCTTTGACAGTAATTTAAACAAAGTAGTTATTTCGTATAGGGATGGTGGTAATAGTTCATACGGCACAGCCATCGTAGGCACTGTGTCAGGCACGAGCATTAGCTTTGGTACAGAAGTCGTTTTCAATAGTGGAGGTTCTACCTCACCTACTGTTACTTTTGACTCATCTAACAATAAGGTTGTGGTGTGCTACAAAACTATACCTAATAATGGCAACTCTAAAGTTGGCACTGTATCTGGGACATCTATATCGTTTGGGTCAGAGGCTAATTTTTCAAATAATGCGACTATAGACAATGGTCTGGATGTTACGTTTGATAGCAACTCTAATAAAGTTGTAGTTGCTTATGAGGACACCGCAAATTCTAATTACATAACTGCTGCTGTAGGAACTGTGTCTGGCACGGACATAACCTTTGGCACTCCTGTTGTGATTGACACCACGGGCAACGTGAGTTACCCAAATATTTCTTTTGACAGCAATTCAAACGTAGTTGTCGCTGCATACTCGATTTCTGGAACCCCTGCTGGCCGATACGCGATAGGTTCTGTGTCAGGTACATCAGTTAGTTTTGAAACTCCTGTTACTTTTAACACCAATTATAGTAATTACGTTGCTATTACTTTTGATTCGAGCCAAAACACGACTGTGATTGCTTACAGAGATGGCGGCAACAGTAACTACGGAACAGCAAAAGGGTTGCAGATAACAAGCGGTTATCCCAACCTCGTGCCAAACACGACCTACTACGTCCAAGATGACGGCACACTCAGCACCACATCTTCTTCAGTGACCGCTGGCAAAGCGATGTCCACTAACAGCATCAATCTGGATTACAGCACATGAGCAATCTAAGCGATTTACTGCCAGCAGGTGGCGGCGCAAAAGTCATAACGGCTACGGCCAGTGGTAATCTGGCTACGGGTGAGACGGTAGTATTAAACACTAATGGGACGGTTAGTGTGGTAGAAGGCGCAACCACTTCCACTGGTTCCGCAACGTCTTTTGAATCAGCTAGAACACAAAACACAGCAGCAGCTTATGATTCTAATAGTGGCAAAATAGTTGTTTTTTATTGCGATTATGCAAACAGCTACAGGCCCACAGGTGTTGTAGGAACAGTAAGCGGTACATCAATATCCTTTGGCACACCTGTCCAAGCTGACACAGACCAATCCACAGGTGCTTTTCATGTTGTTTATGACTCTACGAATCAAAAAGTAGTTTGTACTTACAGAGAAACTGCTGGTACAGATATTGTGTATGCTCTGGTAGGAACTGTATCAGGCACTAGCATTTCTTTTGGAAGTAAAGCTAATACCAACGCCTCCATGTCTGGGGCAAATCCGTATCTTTCAGATATGACTTATGACGCAACCGCTCAGAGAGTTGTCTTTGTTTATAAAGATGGTGCTGTAGACAACTATGGTTCTTGCCACATAGGGACGGTTAGTGGGACAAGCATATCTTGGGGTTCCAGAGTTGTTTTTAAAAGCAACACCGTTAATTACCCGTGTGTGGCTTACAGTCCAGATGCAGGAAAAGTAGTCATAGGGTATGACAATAACAACAATGATGTGTTGGCGGTTGTTGGCACAGTATCCGGTTCAAGTATTTCTTTTGGTTCTGAGGCCACAGTAACTACTGATAATGGCACTTATATGCGAATAGCTTATGACACCTCTAGTGATAAATTTGTTATAGCTTATCGGTTTAATACTTCAAATGGTTATGCGTCTGTCGGCACTGTAAGCGGAACAAGTGTAACTTGGGGGACTCCCGTTGTTTTTGCTACTGGGGAGTATTATGGAACTTACTCAAGAGCTGTATATAACACCAAAGCAAATAAGGTTGTTTTTGTTTGGACTAATACAAACTCGTCTAATACATGCACTTTTGTAGAAGGGACTGTGAGCGGCACATCCATTTCTTTTTCTTCTTCCACTACTTTTGGAACCAATCAAGATTACATTGGAGCCGCTTACGACTCTAGTAACGAAAAAGTAGTGTTTAGTTTTGCAAACGGCTCTAGTAGTGGTGATGCTCGGGTTATAACTAATTCGTTTACTAATAACACGGACTTCGTAGGCATCACCAATCAAGCTATCAACGACACAGCATCAGGCGAAGTGGTTGTCGAGGGCGGGGTGATTACTAACGCAAGTTTAGGTTTGACTTTAACTCCGGGAACTACATATTACGTTCAGAATGATGGGAGTTTAGCATCAGACTACGTTTCTTTCGATATATCTAGCGCATCTTATGCAAGCAAGAGTTTGGATGTTTCTGGGGAGGATACTCTACCAGAGGGACTTGCGTTTAATACAGATGGTACAAAGCTGTTTGTTGTAGGGGATCAAGGTAACGATATAAACGAGTACACTCTTTCGACAGGCTTTGACGTATCAACCGGGTCATTCGTGGACAGTTTTTCAGTTGGTTCTCAACAAACTGATCCTACTGGAGTTGCGTTTAATGCAAATGGTACGAAAATGTTCGTAGTAGGACAAGGCCCAGCTAGAGTCAGTGAGTATGCTTTGAGTGCAGGGTTTGATGTTTCCACAGCGTCACATACACGAGACACTTCTATAAGCCAAGATACAAATCCAAAAGATATTGCATTTAATACTGATGGTACATCAATGTATGTCGTTGGAACTGGAAATGACAAAGTATATCAGTACGCACTTTCTTCTGGATTTGATTTGTCCTCTGTAAGTTTTACTAGGGATTTATCCGTTACTGCGCAAGATGACAGTCCACAAGGTCTAACCTTTGTGAACTCAGGTTCATTAATGTTTATAACAGGAGTTGTTGGCGATAAATTAATTAGATACACGTTGTCAACTCCGTTCGATATATCTACTGCTTCATCGGATTCTGAGTTTTCACTTTCTTCGCAAGCATCTTCACCAAACGGTGTAGCATTTAACACGGACGGAACTGCCTTTTTTATTAGCGACTCTGGTACAGATGCTATTTACCAATATAATACTAGCGCGGCAAGCACTACAGTCACGGCTGGCAAGGCTCTAGCTGCAACAACACTTCTACTGAAAGGGTAAGACATGAAGACAATCGTAGACAATGCAACTAACACATCCAGATATCTCTTTGCGGATGACAAACCGCTCACGATTGGAAGTGAAACAATCACTGTGGGTGATCCTGCTGAGTTTATCATTGGTGATCTCAACAGCGGCAATGCCACTCTAATCGAAGGAGTTAGCGAGCCAGAGGATTGGTTTGGGTGCAAGTACACCTGCGCGTCTGACGGCACGTTCACAGCGGTAGAAGGCTGGGTAGACCCTAGAGTTGAAGAGTCTGAGTGAGAATACTTCTAAATGGCCGCAGAAGTTATAGCCGCAGTTCAGGTCTGTGCATCTGCATATCGCTTCTTGAAAACAGCGGTACAGGAAGGTAACGACCTGAATGATATGGGTCGCGCCATAGGCAAGTTTTTTGATGCTAGGGAAGAGATCGCTGTACTAGAGCAAAAAGCAACAAACAGCAGCAAGATAGAGAAGTTGTTTGGTGGTAAGTCGATTGAGGCTCAGGCTTTAGAAATCACATTACAGAAAGACAAAGCGATTAGGTTGGAAAAAGACCTTAAAGACCTTTTTCTGTACTCTGGCAGAGGCGATCTTTGGGAAGACACCATTAGAGAAAGGGCTAGACTGCGTAATCTAAAAATTGCAGAGGCTAAATCTAAGGCACAAAGCAAAGCGGCTATTATAGACATAACAATTATTGGCGGCATATTAGTCGCTTTGATGATTATTGTATTAGGTATAACGACTGTAGCGGTAGAGTAATGGAGCTGACGGGACAAATAGTATTCGATGTAATTATCCTGATCGGTGGCTTTTTGGCGGCGTGGGCATATAACCGTGTTTACACGCTTCTCGACAGACTTGATTTAGAGATGAAGCAAATCTCTGAGAAATATGTTGCAAAAGACGATTATCGTGAAGACATCCGCGAGATCAAAGAGATGTTGGGTGCTATCTTCAAGCGATTAGAAAACAAGGCGGATAAATGAAACTTGATCCTGTGCTGTTGAACATGGCCTGTTCGTGGTCTATGAAGGCTTATGAAGATAACGTAAAAGATACGTTGAAAATAGAAAGCAGGCTGACATCCACCACAGTATACATAGCCAAGCGTAAGTCTATTGATGTGATTGCGTTCAGAGGCACAGAGCAGAAGATGGATGTTCTAACTGACATTAACGTCATACCTTTGCCCTATGCAGGCAGGTTGTGCCACGGGGGATTTACTTTGGCGCACAAATCTGTCTGGGGTGAAGTTAAGCAGCACATAGACCCTAAGAAACGGACTCTCATAACAGGTCATAGTTTAGGCGGAGCGTTGGCAGAATTGTCAGCCTCGATGCTGAATGGTAAACACGACAACATAAATCTGATTACTTTCGGCAAACCTAACGTCTTCTTCAAAGGCTTTAAGAAGCCAATGACTCTGGACAACCAGATATCGTGTGTGCAAGGAAGTGACGTAGTGGCTCGAATACCGCGTCTGTGTTACGGGCCGTCCAAGTCTCAGACTATGCTGTATTTCGGCAACAACGGCGTGGACTCTATTAATCCTGACAAGTTAACCAGAAGAGAAGACCGGGGCGACCTGAAAGATCGGATTGCTGACCATAAAATGGCTGGCTATAAAGAAAGGTTGAAGAAGTATCTTGATGATCAAGAGCGAGAGGAGAAAAAGGTTGTTCCTCTTACAAAAGGCGAAATGCGAGAGTTAAAAAGGATTGAAGATGAGATCGATTTTCCTAGCAGCGATTAGTTTATTTTTGTTTTCTGGATGCACCATATCCGAAGATATGATTGCTAATAAAGACCTGTACTGCTCCGGTGTCTACAAAGGTATTCGAGCTGTGGGTCGTGTGGCTACTGAGGTAACCACGGGCATAGCCGTTCCTGATGTATGCGAAACCATCGACGAGATCGTCGAGGAGGATACTGAGGGAAAGTCATCCGAAATATAGATGCTCTGACGAGAATCTATTTGTTGACTCTGTGATGGATGATTATATCGCCTGAAAACCCGATTGCGAACTACAACGCATCGCAGATCGACACAACCCAAAGCCTTACGGTTACCCTCTCATCTGACACAGTTAAAGAGCTTGATCTGCCAGAAGGCCAAACTGTCAAAGGCTCGGTATCTGAAGACGGCAACTCAGTAACAATAACTACTGAGAATGGCGAAGTAAATCTAGTTGGCAGTTTTGCACAGGTATCTGGCGAAGATGTAAACGTCAGGGTTAGGTCGGCCGATACTCCTGACAAGTCAGAAGCTAGGCAAGAGACAAAAACAGAGGGGCGAGAGCCTACAAGACAGTCCAAGCTAGACAGAGTATTTGAAAATACATCTGCCAAGATAGACAACAGTACAGATGTAGAAAAGCTGCTTACTGATCTTAAAGCAGCCATAGAAAACGGAGACAACTCAGTCTTTGGTGAGATAGACCTAGAAGACCTGCCTCAGATCGAATACGAGATAAATAGATATGATACTGAGAAGAACTCGTGGGCTTGGGACGCCCCAGAAGCAAGAGATTTAGAAGATGTAAAACTCGGTGAGACCTATGTGGACTTTACTGACGGGGAGATCAACAGTGGCGAAGAAGAGTGGATGGGATTCGAGGCGCTACTCGGTAATACTGAGGAAGATTGGGAGATTAACATCGAAACGGATATTGGCGAGCGTGACCATATCTGGCTCCAAGGACGAGTGGTTGAAAACCGTGGCAGGTTTAACATGTGGTTCGATAATCCCGGCACTGCTGCTTATGCAAGGCAGAACATTGATAAGGTAGCTCAGAAGATAGAGAGCTTCGGCATAATGATTGACCACTTGGGTATTGCTCCGTATCCAAGAGACAGGGTAGAAAATCCGCCCAAAAGCACGTTTATGGTTGAGGTTTGAATGAGTAAGTTAAAAGGGTTGTTAGCGTCACTTGCCCCGACTGTCGGCAAAGCCATCGGAGGGCCAATGGGCGGAATGGCTGTAAAGCTAGTTGCTGACAAGTTAGGAGTTAGCAATACCACAGACCCTGCAAAGCTTGAAAAATACATTGAAGACAATCCCGGCTCCATTCAGTTGCTTCAAGAAGCTGAAACAGAGTTTGCGAAGACTTTGGAAGAACGCAAGATTGACCTAGAAAACTTCAAGGTAGAGGTACAAGACAGACAATCCGCCAGAGAGATATTTGGTGAAGACCCTACGCCTAAAATATTTGCGATTATCAGTCTGCTGGGATTTTTGTTTTACATATTCCTTGTGACTTTCCGTGCTGAAGATGTAGACGATGCTCTAGCCAACATTATCTTAGGATATCTAGGAGGGCTGATATCTGGTATTTCAGCGTTCTTCTTCGGCTCTAGCAATAACAGGGGTAACTAATGGACAAGCTGCTGGCTATGCTGAAACGACATGAAGGCGTGGAGACTCATGCCTATGAATGCTCAGAGGGCAAAGTTACTGTGGGCGTTGGCCGCAACATAGACAAGGAGGGCGGGATAGGTTTGTCAGATGACGAGGTGGACTACCTTCTGCAAAATGATGTGGAGCGAGTCATAAAGGAACTCGCGGCAGAGTATCCTTGGTTTAACGATCTTGATGACGTTCGCAGGGATGCAATGGTAGATATATCTTTTAATCTGGGAGCAACGCGCTTGCGACTGTTTAAACGTGCTTTGGCTGCTATGGAAGTCGGTAATTATGCTGAGGCTTCAACAGAGTTTTTAGACTCAAAGTGGGCTAGGCAGGTTGGTGGTCGTGCGCTTGAGCTGACAGATATGATATCAAGCGGCGAGTACGCTGATGTATGAGTATCGTTGCGAGATTATTAGAGTCGTTGATGGAGACACAATAGATGTTGCTGTTGACCTTGGTTGGGATACTTGGATTCGTGGTAGCGGTGGGCGTATTCGTTTACACGGAATTGACACACCCGAATCACGCACCAGAGACAAGATTGAGAAGAGATACGGCCTTGCCGCCAAAGCATTCGTTGAGCAGTTCTTCGAGGGTGCAGAGGAGATAATTGTCTGCACACGGGAGAAAGGCAAATACGGGCGATATTTGGGGGATTTCAAGGTAGGAAAAAAATGGCTTTGCGCTGAGCTTTTGAAGAATCATCATGCGGTGAAGTATGAAGGACAAAGCAAGGCTAGAATAAAAGCCGCACACATGAAGAACAGATATCTTTTGGATTTGCAATGCTAGTCAAATACGAGTTTAAGCCCGGAATAAACCGAGAAGGTACGCAGTTTACTGCGGGAACCGGATGGTACGATGCCGATAAGATTAGATTCAGAAAGGGCAGAGCCGAACAGATAGGCGGATGGCAGAAGTATTCTAACAATACCTTTCTGGGAATCTGTAGGTCGCTTCACGATTGGGTTGCTGCGGCGTCCACGCAGTATCTGGGTATCGGTACAAACCTGAAGTTTTATATCAATCAGGGAGATGCCTACTATGACGTTACCCCTATTCGAGAAACAACGGCAGCAGGTGACGTTACTTTTGCAGCGAGCAACGGCTCTTCTACTATTACCGTTTCAGATACTAATCATGGCGCTGTGGATGGTGACTTTGTTACTTTCAGTGGTGCTGTGTCTCTTGGGGGCAATATCACTGCGGCTGTTCTCAACCAAGAGTATGAAATCGCAAGTATCATAGACAACAATTCGTACACTGTCTCGGCAAAGGATACATCTGGCAACGCAGTTACTGCTAACTCGTCAGATACAGGTAATGGCGGTAGTTCTGTCGTTGGCGCATATCAAATAAATACTGGACTCAACACCTATGTTGCGTCCTCTGGGTTTGGTGCAGGTACATGGGGCGCTGGCGGTTGGGGCGGTTCTACTGCAATCACGGCGGGTAATCAGCTAAGACTGTATTCTCAGGACACCTTTGGCGATGACCTGATCTTTAATGTCAGGGGTGGCGGCATATATTATTGGGACGAGACGAACGGCACAGGAACTCGGGGAGTCGCTCTGTCTGACAAGGCAGGAGCAGTGGGTGCGCCTATACTGTCTCTCCAAACGATGGTCTCAGAAACTGACCGTCACACGATATGTTTTGGCTGCAACCCCTTAGGCAGCACTACTCTTGACCCGTTACTAGTAAGGTTCAGTGATCAGGAGAACCCATTCGACTGGACACCAACCTCAACGAATACTGCTGGCGGTGTTACGTTAACAGCCGGATCGTTCATTGTGGGTGCGATCAAAACACGGCAAGAAATATTAATATTCACCGACAGCAGTATCCACACAATGCGTTTCTCTGGCAGTCCGTTTACCTTTCAGTTTGAGGTCGTAAACGAGGGTCTGTCGATGATCTCGCCAAATGCCGCCACAAACGCTGGTGACATGGTATTTTTCATGGATCGCGGTGGATTCTATTTCTACAACGGCTCTATCCAGCGGCTGACCTGTACAGTGCTGGATTATGTATTCAGTAACCTAAACACGGCAGAAGAATACAAGGTTTTTGCTACAACTAGCGTGGATTTTTCAGAGGTGTACTGGTACTACCCTGTGGGGACTGGCAACACAGAGGCCACCAACTATGTATCCTATAACTATATGGAGGATTCGTGGGCAATCGGGACTCTGACCAGAGGCGCGTTCATACCCGCAAATACCAGAAATTTTCCTATCGCCAGCTCAGCGTTTAATTACACAGATAATCAGTATCTTTACAACCACGAGAGCGGCTTTGATGCAGATGGCTCTGCCATGAACGCTTACATAGAGTCTGGTGGCGTAGAAATGGGCGATGGTGAGCAGTTCATGTTTATCAACCGCATGATCCCAGACTTTGAGTTCAGAGGCACTACAGCAAGTGCTTCCGTGGATATAACGCTCAAGGGCAAGGATTTCCCCCTAAACGACACGACCACGCTGGCTACAGCAAATGTCACCGAAAATACAGGACAATCGTTTGTCAGGGCCAGAACCCGCGAGTCTGTCATCCGAATACAAGGCACAGGCACAGGCTATGGCTGGACTCTGGGTACTTTAAGATTTGACGTAAGACCTGACGGGAGAAGGTAATGGCTCAGAAAATTAACCTAGTGGTGTTGCCCACGGCAAACCCTGAGTATGACTTCCAGAACGAGCTTACGATGAGAAGGGCCATAGAGCGGTCTTTTAACGATGTCAGCGACGATTTCAGGACGATTACTACCAAAACCGATAAGGAAGAGTCCCTTGCTCTAAAACGCTACCAGTTCCTTCTAATGGGGGCTGCGGGTAATGGCTGATGCAATCAAGGTACTGGGTCAGGTAGCGCCAAGCGCGACCACCACCACAGTCCTGTACACAGTCCCCAACCTAGCGCAGACCACGGTCAGCTCTCTGGTTATCTGCAACCGTAACTCTGGAAATCAGACGTTTAGGGTCAGCATACACGTTGCTGGCGCTGGGGCAGATAACAAGCAATTTATATTTTTCGACAAAGAGATTACAGCTAACAACACACTAACTGTTGTTATCGGAATAACACTTAATCAGGCAGACGTAGTTAAAGTATACTCTAGTACGAGTGACATGAGCTTTAACATATTTGGCGTAGAGACCACATAATATGAATATTGCCCCCAAACCACCCCTAGCCCGTCAGGGTCAGAAACTAGCCAGCCACGGCAGATATGGAGACACAGAGCTTGTCCACATGAACCCGTATGAGGTGCAGGGGCTTGCGGCCATGTCACCCACTGGACAGCTCACAAAGAACCCTGTGACAGGTCAGCCAGAAGCCTTTTTGCCGTTTCTCGCCCCTCTAGCTACAGGGTTTCTAGGTAAAGCGCTGGGAACTAAGTTGTTGGGAGGTGCATTAGCCAAAACCTTCGGCGCAAAACTTGGCGCGAGTCTAGCTGGTGGAGTTGGCGCAGGAGCTTTAGAGGGACTGCGAACGGGGAGCTTTGAAAAAGGCATTCTTACAGGTCTGACGGCTGCTACATTTGGCTCTATTGGTCAGAAAGGTATCGATGCTGCAAATCCCCTTACTAAGTCAGCATCTGAACAAGTTGCGAGAGCCACTGAAAATTTAGCTGAAAAAGCAGCCGCTCTTGGGCCGAAAGAAAGCGCAGTTCAATTAGCTGCGGGAACGCCGATGCCCGATGCGCCCGGATTCTTGGCAAATCAGATGGGGCCGGGACTGAATCAAGGCATTAACATAAGTCCGAGTCAATTCGCAGAGCTGGGTGCTAGAGCCGATTTAGATACTGCCTTGGCTGGACTAGACTCTGCTAGAAAAACCCTTTCATTCACCGACAAATTAGGCTCTTTCGTCAATCCCGAAGGGTTGGGCGCAATGGGCAGAGCGGCTCTTGAGCCACAGAACCTATTAGGTCTTGGTGTGGGACTAGGCGGTAGAGCGCAAATTGAAGCTCAAGAAGCTATGCAGAGACGGGCAGATGATGCTGCCGCTGCTGACTCAAGATATGCCCAAGGCTTCAGGGACGTGCTTACAGACTCTCTGGGCATGGCTCGCGGTAGCAACCCTAATCCTTATGCAAGTCCCTATATTGGCAACTACGCAAAAACAGGCGGTGTTGTCGGCATGAACGGTGGCGGTGAGTTTGATAATTACGACGATAACAGAAGCGCTGTTGATATAGCCGGACTGCAAGGGCCGTTTGTTACTGGCAGGCGTCAGGATGATGGCACTCTTGGGCCTAATCTGACCTATGAGCAAGTTATAGCTGCCAGTCCCAGAAGACAGGAAGAGGGGCGTTATTTTGTCACTCCTCGTCCGGGCAGTGCCGCCGAAAGACAGGCATTCCTGAAGGGTGGGTTCAAGCAAGACCCGCCAACAGATTATCGCCACGGATTTGAGAAAGAGTTCGAGTTCTTTGACTTTATAGGTGACCGTGATCTTGACAGAACATTAGACCTGTTTGGTTCTGGCCCAAGTGATTATCTGGCTGGTTTGTTGGCTGCGACACCGGAGCGGCTGGAGGAGCTTGGAACGCCAACTGCTGAAGGCACATTGCCACTAGCTGAATACACCACTACCAAAGGTCAGCAGTTCAGCGGTGTTGATAACTTCAGCGATATGGGTGTTCCAACATTTGATCCGATTGTTCCTGACCCTGAGCCTGACCCTACTCCTGATACTACTTCTGATACTACTTCTGACCCCGCTCTTGTCGCTCCTCCTGACCCCCCGAATGTCGAGCCTGAGCCTGAGCCTGAGCCTGAGCCTGAGCCTACATATATGGACGCAATTCGTGGCTTGGGTATTGAACTAGATCAAGACTATGACAGGCAAGAAGGCAGGCAGGTTTTCGACGTGCTTGAGGAGTTTGGCGTATCGGGCGATGAAGTAATTTCAGACCTAGCGGATTACTTTGGCGTGACAGAGGATTATGTCGAAGACAACATCGACGTGATCGCCCAGAACAGAGCCACCAAAGAAATCCTAGACAAGGCCATTGAGGGCGGTATTGAACAGGTAGACCCCGGAGAGACAGCCGCTGACGCATATACTGAGGGCGAAAAAGATGCGGTCTTTGGTCTGCTGCAAGATGGAACTTTAAGCATCCCTGCGGCAGCAGAATACTTTCAGTTACCAGTAGAAGAGATACAGGCCGCTTACGATTCTATGCTTGCTAGTAGAGAGGCTGATCAAACCGCTCTCGATGCAGTCGCAGCTCAGCCAGCACAGAGTGCGACTGAGCAGTTGAGTGCAACTCTTGATGATTTTGGTGACACAGATTTAGTCGCTGCTCTCGCTAGTGGGGAGATAGACGAAAGTGAGAGGCAGAGATTTGCTAAAGGTGGCGAGACGAAGGACAAGAAGACAAGGTTCATGACAAGCATGGGCATGGTAGAGTTTGCTAACGGCGGCATGGCGGATGCGCTTCCTGTTGGCATGTCAGAAGAAGTGGTGGAACAGATACCTGACCCTGCGCAGTTAGGCAGTATGGTGGGTGCGGAAGAGGCCATGTTCGGAGATGGCATGGGAGGCATGGACTACGACAACCTAGTAGCTGCAACTATCGAGGCAGTTCGCGGTAATGTTGAAAATGCTGATGAAGTCATAGAAATGTTCATTGCTGAGTACGGTGTGGACGAGTTCAGGAGACTACGAGAGGCCGTATTGCAGTCGATTGTGCCAAATGCTCGAACAGAGGGCATGATACAGGGTAGTACCGGAGGCATGGACGATGAGGTCATGGGCATGATCGGAGAAGATCAGGGCGTGGCTGTGTCCCCCGGAGAATATATAGTCGCTGCTGATGTGGTGTCAGGACTAGGAGACGGTAACTCTGATGCTGGCGCAGATGTCCTCGACCAGATGATGGAGGACGTGAGAGCAGCAAGGACTGGAGGTCGTCAGCCTGCTCCTATTAACAAGTCAGCGGTAATGCCAGCATGACAGCTCTGAGAATTACCTACGTTGAGCCAAACTATGTACAAAAGGTTTGGCCTGCGGTTAAAGAATATATTGCCAGTGCGTTGAACAAGGGCAGCGAGAACAAGCAAACGTCAAATGACTACAATGTTGACCATGTTCAGTCATATCTTACCAGTGGCGAATGGCTGCTCGTTGTGGCCGCAGATGAGGACGAGAACATTCACGGCTGTGCGACCGTATCGTTTATAAATTATCCGATGACACGCATAGCGTTTGTTACCTCTACAGCAGGGCGCTGGATAACCCGTGCTAAAGAGTTTGCTCAGTTTAAGACATTACTACAGGCTCACGGCGCAACCAAGATACAGGCGTTGGGCAGAGATTCTATCGTTCGGTTATGCAGGCAACATGAGTTTGCACCTGTAAGTACACTATTTGAGGTGGATATATGAGTTTTGGAGGCAGCAGCCAACCTACATCGACGGTCACTCAGGTAGAAAAATTACCTCCTGAGCTTGTACCGTTCTACCAAGACCTATTGGGGCGTGGTGTATTTGAGTCTTTGACAGGGTACGAGACTTACCCCTTCAGACGGCTTGCCGATTTCGATCCTTACGAGGCAGGAGCGCAAGAGGCGTATGCTGAGATGGCATTGGCAGGTACGCCTACAGGTGTAAGAGATGCTCAAGCGGGGCTGCGTGAGATAGCAATGGGTACGCCGTATGCTAGATCGATTCGGACAGACCCCGCTGTCCAAAGGCTCACCGAAGAAATTATTGGCGCTACCGAAGCGCAGTCGCAAAGATTGATCGACCCTGTTGCACAGCAGCCCCGTCAACAACCTTTTGGCAGTCTTGAAGAGCAACAAGCAGACCCAAGGGTTCAGGAAATTAATAGAATACAGGGTGAGCTTGCAGAGATGGATCAGCGCTCACCAGAAGGACAGGCTTTAGTAGGGCAAATTCAATCTCTACAAGATGACATATTTTCTGAGACTGCCCCTGCGCCGCGTACCCGTCTTGAAGAGTACATGAACCCATTTCAACAGGCGTTTGTAGACAGACAAAAGCGTCTTGCTAGAGAGGAATCTGACAGGCAGCAGAAAGAGATAGCTCAAGCAGCGGCTGTTGCAGGCGGTCTGGGCGGATATCGTGAAGGAATTATGCAGTCTGAGCGGCAGCGTAATCTTAGCAATCAGTTACAGGACATACAGGCCGCAGGTGATTTAGAAAATTTCAGGCAGGCACAACAAGCTTTCGAGGCTGACAGGCTTGCCAGACAGCGCGGTGCAGACATTGGCTTGGCTGGCTTTGCTGCGTTAGGTCAGGATGTGGATCGCAGGGGCAGGGCTGCTGAGTCTATGGCTGCATTAGCGGGACAAAGGCAGGCAATGGAATTTGATCGTCTTGGTCAGCTAGAGGCTGCTGGGGCAAGACGTAGACAGCTTGCGCAACAGGGCTTAGATATCGGATATCAAGACTTCCTGAGACAGCAGGCGTTCCCCAGAGAGCAGCTTAATCTTTACTCTGGCTTGTTAAGAGGAGTGCCAGTGGGGCCGGGAACTTATCAGGCCACATACGGCAATCAACCCTCTGCATTTCAACAGTTAGTAGGCACGGGTCTTGGCGCTGCTGCGCTATACGGCGGCACGAGAGGCTACGGCAATACAGGTCTTAGGGGCGCATAATGGCACTAGGAAAGAACATATTAGAGCAGGAAGATGACCTCAAAGGGATGCCTGATTCGTTTCTCCAAATGGAGATGCAGATGCCATCTGGTAGATATCCAGAGTTTCTGGTCATGTCAGAGGTGCAAAGACGCGGTGACATGCGGCAGCGTTTCATGGCTCAGCAGCAAGAGGGGTCTCAGCCCTCTGTAAAAGAACAAATGATTGCAAGTTTGAGCGCTGCTTCACAGGTTCCCCCGATCCCTATGGCTTCTGGCGGAAAGGCTAAAAGCGACTTCCCTGACTACAGCGGTGACGGCAAGATTACCAAGAAAGACATTCTCATAGGTCGTGGCGTTATTCCTATGGATAACGGAGGAGGACTAAGCGATGCGATGGGAAGAAGTCGTTCTAACAGTCCTTCTCGTATGTCCGAAACTTTTACTGGGCCAACTGATTTCCTTGTTCAGGCCGCTACTAGCTACTTGATAAGTCAGGGGCTTGATCCCACTACCTACACTGTCCAAGAGCTTGTCGAAATCGGCAGACAGAGAGCGCAAGACCGGAGGTCTTTTTTACCTGCCAGTGTGGCTGACGAGCAGATGTCCACGTTGGGTGAGGTGCTAGAAGGCAGTAAAAATCTATTGGCCTCCGCTGTGCCAGATATGCCAGAGATGAACCTTGGTGCGTCCAGCGCTGACAGACAGAGGAGGGCCGGAGAGCTTGCTGATGACTTGTCAAGACGAGCAGATGCTGTCCGGGACTCGTTCACCGTTGATGTCTCAGATACTAATTTAGGAAGATCGTCCAGAGGAGAGGG